GGTATCATCCGTTGCCCTCATTATCATTATTCACCACCAGGCGGGGTGGTGGTGGCACCGCAAAACGGTTAGCCGCTTTTTTCGCCGCGTCACCTTTTGCCGATTTTTTACCGGCATCCCCTTTTTTGTGGTGCGTGAACTGCGCCAGCTTATAAGCCGCATCCAGCGCCAGCCTGGGGTCGGTATTAATGTTCTCCACCAGAAGACGCCCCATCGCTTTCACCGGATCGGGAAGACCGTCCTCCATATACTCAATACCAGGAGATATCACCACGGGCGGTGGCATCTCCGGATTTGTTTCGTCCGGCTGTGGTATTGCAGCCGCCTCACGGCGACGGGGTTTATCCTCCGGCTCTGATTTTTTCTGCCGATAAACAGGAACCTCATCCACCTCCACCGTCTCGCACTGTTTACGGGCTATAAACGCAAGCACCTCCGGATCTTTTGCCAGCTGCGAGCCTTTAACCCTGGCTGTCTTCGCCGAATAACCGGCGGCAAGGGCTGACGCTGTTTTGTTTTTCCCGGACATGAGCGCCAGCGCAAATTTTCGTTTTTGCGTTGTCAGCACAGCCTCCTCCCGGGTCCAGAACGCACTCAGCCGGGTATGGTTCAGCCCATTTTTCCCGGCGTCTCATGCCGCAAATGTTAACTGCTGCCTGGTTAACATTTGCTGAAAAAGCCAGTTAACATTTTTTCCGCACAACAAACTGAATAATAAAGATAAAAACCGCAAAAATGCCCGGACAGCCAGTTAACATGTTAACTGCCCTGAAACGGGAATTTTTTCTCTGCGTGAGACGGGGGGCGGTGTCCGGAGCGATCGTTTTTTTCGCCGGATGATCCCCCCCCCCGGGGCGGGTCACAGTCCGATGATATCGTCTGCCCTGCCATGACCTCCGGACACCTCCGGCAGCGTCGGGTCCGGCATACCACCCGCCGCTTCACGAGCAGACTTTTGTCGATGGCATTCGGTACAGAGCGTCCAGAGATTCGTCTCCTCATTACCACCACCGAACTGAAGTGCAATTCGGTGATCGAGTTCACTGTCACAGAGGTCAACCACACGACCACAGAGACAGCACTGCCCGGCATCCCTGAGCCAGATATGACGCTTGAGGGAAACACGTGCACTGCCACTGACACGACGCTGTTCACCCTTCAGAATATTCACCCGCCGGGTGTTCAGAGTTTTGATTCTGCCCGGTAACGTACGAAGCACAGCCATGTAAAATCCTCGCCATATAGCTTGTCACCAGAGGAAAGAAAATGTCATCGAAAAACCGGCCCCGCAGAACAACAACCCGCAACATCCGATTTCCAAACCAGATGATTGAACAAATTAACATCGCTCTTGACCAGAAAGGTTCAGAAAATTTTTCTGCGTGGGTCATTGAATCTTGCCGCCGGGAGCTGGCAGCAGACATAAAATATGCCCGTCAGTTGACTATAAAAAAGAATGATACACAGTATGCTCTGCGATGGCTGTTCATATAACTATTTCTTTATATTGCTGAATTTATAAAAACTCACAGACATTAGCTGTATTAATTCCGAATTGAAATAATCAGCCATATAGAATAAAAATAAAGCATAACAATAATAATCTTCTACCCAATCAGTACATTACTGCTGTGACTCCAACACGGCAGTTTTTTTATTGAACAGATTCCAGTTTCTTCCACCATCGCACCGGACGGGCGACCATGAGGGGAGAACGCCGCGCTCCGTTTACGCGGTAAACCCCGGTGTGTATCGTTTTTGATTATCCCCGCACACTCGCGCAGAAGGAATTCCCCGTCGGGCTACGGTCATGGTTAATGCGGAAATACAGCGACGATACAGCGCATGATGTGTCAGGCTTGAATACCTTTATCCGTTAAAAGGGATATCAGTTAAGTTATCCCGTGTAGGGTATAAGCCATTATCAAGCCCACCAGTAGATGGGCTTTGTAATGGCTACTTCGCTTTTGCTTCCGCTCGCTTACGCCGGCGCTCTTCTTTCCTCTCGGCTTTTGCCATGTCCATGAATGCCTGCATGATCGAGTTCCGCATCATGTAGCTAACAAAGTGATGATTGACACAGCCGTTGAGGCGCAGCTGCTCGCCAAACTCATCCACCGAGGCCAATGCTTCCATCATACCCTTCTCGCCTTTCATGAACTCTGAGAAGTCGCGCCCCGCTCTGGAGGCGCATTCAATGACACGATCACTCATCCCGGAAGCCCGGGGATCGAAATCTGCAACTGGTTAGCCAGGGAGTTAATTTCAGCGATCAAACCAGGTTTCGTGTAGCGCCATGCCGCGAGGCCTTGTCCACAGAAGCTCGCCATGTCTTTTTTCTGATCAAACTCATGACATTTCATGTTGAGCTGCGCACTTAAGCTGTTCCGATGATGAAGCTCTCCGGTGAAGTAATCATCGAGGACTTTATAGGCTGCATATTTAAATCCGGGGTTTAGCCATGCTGCGTAATCATAAGCAACGAACTTTCCGCCATAAGTTCCACCGTGCGCACCGCGTTCCGTAAAAACCACAGATTCGTGGTTTTTCTCCAGCTCAGCCAAGAACTCTTTGGTCTGCTTGTTTCGCAGGTAGTGGTACGGAGATTCAGATTCACTTTTACCACTGGCTTTCCACATATCAGTGAGGCAGATCATGCCATCTTCACCGATACGGATTGGTTGATTGAAGAGGGTTAATGATTTCATAGCGTGTACCTACTCTTTGAAATGAACCTTTGCCGCACAGGAAACCAGCCCACCGAGGCTCGCCAGCACTAACTGGTATCCTCAAAGGCCCATTCCAAAGGGGCAGGTTCGGTGTAAAAAACATGCGTTGCGGTACGCATTTATTGCAAAAAGCCCCGCATCGCGAGGCTCATTAAATGGACTTTGTGATTTGCAAAAAAAATTATTTCAGGCATTGCGTCCTGATGTACTCCTGCAGGTAGTTAACCTGCGCGGTTATCTTGTCGATTCCACCTCGGAGACGGTAATAATTGAGTTCAGCATCTGCTGTAAGTCCTGGGCTTTCTCCATCGCCCATGCTGCTGGCTCCGGTCGTTGACTTTGCACAGGTGGCGGAGACTTGCAGGCGCTTACGCCCAGCAGAAACATCAGCACGGAGACTTTCGATAGTCGCATTAGCATCAGCAAGCTCCTTTGTGTATCTGGCGTCAAGTTCTGCTACATCACGTTGCCGCTTCTGCATATCAGCGATGATGGATGTGGCTTTATCGCGCTGCTCTTTGTAGGCGATGGCGTTATCACGGTAATGATTAACAGCCCATGACAGGCAGGCGATAATGCAGATAACCAGAGCGGAGATAATAACGGTTACCCTGCTCATTGTTGCCCCCACAAACAGACTTCACGCTCAATCTCGCGGCGAGTCATCAGCCCTTTCCATTGCTTACCGCCAGCGTATGTCCAGCGCCGTAGCTGATCACATGCGCCTTTGATATCGCCCTGGTTTATTTTGCGAAGAAGCGTCGATGTTCTGAAATTGCCAGCGCCCACGTTGTAAACGAACGAGTAAAGAGCGCCGCGCGTTGTTTCCGGTATATCGACGTTGATGTACGGGTTAATTTGTCTGGCGACCGTGGCAAGGTCTTTATTCAGGAGGGCTTTGCATTCTGCTTCGGTATACGTTTTACCGGGCATGATGTCTTTTCCGGTGTGTCCGTGACATACAGTCCATACGCCAACGATATCTTTGTATGGTATGTAGCTGACACCTTCCAGACCATCGTTACCACCTGGACCAGTGATGAGCACAGACGCTATGGCAACAGCCCCACCACCAATAGCAGCTGCAACAGCCTTGCGTAATGACGGCGACATTATTCACCTCTCGCAGCCTTACGCTTATCTTCTTTAATCTTGAAATAAAGATTTGTCAGATACGTCAGCAGGCCAAACAGCAGACTTCCCAGCACACCTATTGCCACCCACTGGGACGGAGAGACTTTGTCCAGCAGCTGCAGTAACCAGTATCCCGTCCCCACCGCTGACGTGGTGTATGACACACCTGTTGTGATTTTTTCCATCTGGTACATACCCCGTCTCCCGTTATCCGGAAGCTCACAACATGAAAAAGGCCAGCAGCTGTTTACTGATGGCCCTGACTCCCCGTTACAGCATCATGACCGATTCGGGTTGAGGTTCAGTCGCATCGGCGACCGGTGATTCAGGCTGAAC